AAGGAGGGTAGAATAGGCTCAATGTTACTTACTTAAATGGCAGAACACGATTTTGTAATTGATAATGGAACGGGTGCAGCAGTTCGTGCTGACATTAATAATGTTTTACAGGCTATTGCGTCAAATAATAGTAAATCTGGTGCATTAACAACTAACTTTGCATTTCAATGGCACGTTGATACATCTGATGGAAACTTAAAGATAAGAAATGCAGCGAATAATGGATATGTAACTGTTGGGCCAGTAGCTACAACAAACTTTGGATTAGCACCTCTTACGGGTGGAACTTTTACGGGAAAAGTAATTCATAACTATACGTCTAGCTTGACTATACCTTCTGGTACAACGGCTCAGAGAGATGGAAGCCCTGCTGTTGGTATGTTTAGACATAACTCAACTCTTAATCAGTTTGAAGGATATAACAATGGTGCTTGGGGTGCTATCGGAGGAGGTGCTGGAGCTACAGGAGGAGGAACAGATGAAGTATTTTTTGAATCGGATCAAACTGCAACAACTTCTTACACTTTATCTTCTGGAAAACACGCACATACAGTAAGTCCTACAATTAATAACGGAGTCTCAATTACTGTGCCTTCTGGTGCAATCCTTGTTATCTTATAGTTATGCCAATAGTAATCAACGGATCAGGAACAATAACAGGAATCTCGGCAGGTGGTTTGCCTGATGGTTGTGTGCAACTTGCTGATTTAGCAACAACAGGAACAGCATCTAATACTACATTCTTAAGGGGAGATGCAGCATTTGCGGAAGCTGGCGGTGGAAAGCATTTAGCAACCCATACAGCAGAAACTACGACTTCAGTAACTTGTAGTGGTAGTGGCACACATGATACAGGACTTCAAATTGTAGTCACTCCTGTTGCACTCGGAAGTAAATTTATAGTAACTGCTTTTCAAGAAGGACAAGTATTTATAAGTAGTGACCCAAGTTGCAACTGGCATGCTCGAATAGATAGAAAAGTAGCAAGTGGTTCTTTTTCTACTATTCATAGAAATGATTACCTCGGCCCGACTTTTCCGACAAATGCTAGATTGTCAGCTATAACTCCACTTTTTGCGTATGATTCCCCAACTTATAGTTCTGGCGAAACAATTACTTATAAAGTAACTGCTGGTATTTATACAAGTAACTATGGATTAAAATATACGGCTCAAAGTGATGGTGGTGGTAACAACTTATCTAGATTTTGCGTAATAGAGGTAGAAGCATGATTTTAACAAAACATGACGCTTTACTTTCATTAAAGCCTAATACAACATGGACTTGGAGTGGGTATGATTATTCTTCTTTAGATTGGCGTGATTCTAGTACCAAACCAACTGAGTCTGAAATAGATGCAGAATTTACAAAAATTCAAGCTGCACAACCTATGGCAAAACTAAGAGAGGCAAGAAATCTAAAATTAGCGGAAACTGATTGGAGAGCAAGCTCAGATTTAACACTTTCAGATGATTGGAAAACATATCGTAAAGCATTAAGAGATTTACCAGCTAGTGCATCGCCAAAATTAGATGCAAATGGTAATTTAGATATGAGTTCTGTTACCTTTCCTACTGAACCTAGTTAATTATGAGCAAGATTTCACTCAAACACTCAGGAGGTAATGTTGTTTCACTTAACTCTCCAACTTCTGCACCAACATCGGCAGACGTAGCATTTAAGCTCCCAAATGCTGACGGGACATCAGGACAGGCTATAGTTACAGATGCTTCGGGAAATTTATCATTTGCTGGTACAGGTAAAATTCTTCAAGTTGTTCAAGCAGTTAAAACTGATACAAGTTCTTCAACAAGTGAAAGTTATGCAGATATTTCTGGGTTGTCAGTATCTATTACACCAGCGTCAAGTTCAAATAAAATTTTAGTTACTTGTAATATCCATGTTTCTGGACATACAGATTCTTTCCAAGCATTTAAAGTTTTAAGAGATTCAACAGCTATAGGGTTAGGAACAGCAGGTACAGGAAACCAAACAAATGCGAGTTTCGCCACTATGGTTGTAAATCAAGGTTCTGGTCAATATGGTCTTAGAACTGGTAATTTTGAATTTTTAGATTCTCCTAGTTCTACAAGTGCTTTAACTTATAAAGTTCAATGGGCATCGACATATCAAGACTATGCTAGCTATATAAATAGACCTCATAGTACTGTCAATGACGATTACAGTATATTTCCCAGTTCAACAATAACAGTAAAGGAGGTAGCACCATAATGGCTTTAGATCACGAAGCAATTTACAAAGCATACGCTGGAACAGTTGTTTCTATAGATGACTCTGCTGGAGCGTTTGATAAAGATGGAAAGTCAGTAAGTCTCGACCAAAGCAAGATTGATAGTGCAAGAACAACATTAAATACTGAATATGCAGCCCTTGAGTATTCAAGAAACAGGGCAGCAGAATATCCTCCTATTGAAGATCAGCTAGATGACATTTATCATAATGGTGTAGCTGGTTGGAAAACTACAATTAAAGCTATTAAAGACAAATATCCCAAGCCATGAGTACACTAAAAGTCACTAATGTCGCACATGAAACAAGCACTTTAAATACGCTTGTTTTTGATAATGGTGGTGGTTCTGGTAACGGAAGAGTAACCACAAAAGGAACTATCGGAGAAATTACTGCT